TCAACTCGGCCCGCAGCTCGATGAACGCCGCCAGGGCCTTCTCGGTGACGTTGGTCAGCTCTCGGTTCACCAGGATGTGGATGGCCTGACCCTGCGTCTGGATGGCATCGAACTGGGACGCGGTGTCGCGCGCCGCTCGTTTCGCCAACTCGGCCACAGCCTCGGTTCGGGCGATGGTTTCCTGTTGCGCCGCGAGCAACTTGGCGGCCACCTCATCCTGGCGTGCCATCTCCTGTTTGCGCAGCAGCGCGGCTTTCTCTGCCACGGTGTCTTGGCGTCGCCAGTCGGCTCGGCGGCTCGCGTGCGCGACGAGCCCGGTCACGACAGCCAGCAGCAACGTGGACAGCATCCCGATGCCGCCGACGATGAGCGCGACCTGAACGGGTTCACTCACCACTACGGCCCGGCGGGGTCGACGCCGATCCGGATCCGCTCCAACGCGGCCACGAACTCCGCGCTGAGCCGGTCGCCGAGAAGATCGGCGAGCGCCTCCGGGTCACCGGCCTGGATCGCCTTCGCGACGGCCATCAGCTCGGCGCGTTCCACGGCTTCGGCCGCGTCCCGCTGCACCTCCTCGCCGGCCGCTGCGGCGAGCACGTCGACCTTCGCCTCAAGACCGATGATGTGGGCGTACGGCGCAGAGAGCCACCAGCGCAACGGCCGGGTGATGTCTTTGGCTGGGGTGATGCCGATCGTCACGTCCACCGCGCCCGTGACGGGCGTGTCCTGATCCATGTCGTCGCCCTCTCCAGTGCCCGCGAGGAAGTCGCGGATGTCGTCGAACAGCACGTCCCACGGGAAGTACGGTCCCGGGTCGGTGTGGGTGCCGTTGTCTTCGGGCCAGCCGACCGTCCAATCGACGTGGCCGCAGACGCCCTTCGCCGCCGAGTCCCGCACCTGCCGGCCGGTCAGCCGCACCAGCGGGATGCCGTACTTGCGCATGTCGCGGGCCATCTGCCCGGCGGCGTTGCGGATCGTTGCCCGCGACACGACGTCCAACCATTGCGCGCGGGTCTGCGCTGTCCCACACAACTCGTAGTGCAAGCCCTCGTTGTTGCCGTGGTAGAGCGCGGTGTGGGACCGGTCGGTGGTGCGGACGCACTGCACGACACTGTCAGCGTCGACGTAGTAGTGGCTGCTGGTCCCATCCGTACGCCGCTGGTCGTACAGCGCGCCACCCTCGGCGTCGTCGTAACCTTCCGCCCCGGCGGTGTAGTGCACGGTGATTTTCGTGGGCTGTCCCGCCCACCGGCCCTTGGTGTAGGACCTCGGCGGAATCCACAGTAGATCCGGCCACTCTGGGGATTGCGCCATCAGACCTCCTCGCGGATCGTCCCATCACCCAATCTGTCGCTCACCATACCCGTGGTGACCTGCGGAGAGCCCCGCGGCGGACGGCGCACCCACCAGCCCGCCGCGGGTGTCCAGCGGAAGGGTCTACGACGGCAGATACCGGGCGTCGACCTCTTCGTCCGTCTCCAGCCGCTCGACGGTGGTCGCGCCGTGGAGCGGACAAGCAGCCGCCTCACCGATCGTGAGGCCGTCCTCGATGCTGGCGGTCTTGGCGCACGCGCAGGCCAGGCGGAAGAACCAGAGCTCTCCGCCGTCCTGCTCCATCGGGTTGGGCATCGCTTCTCCTGTCGTCAGGCCGCAATGCGGACCAGCTGTAGCAGCGGCGGTTCGGTGCTCTCAAGGTTCAGCGCGCCGCCGCTGTTCTGATAGACACCGACCTTGATCGTGGCGCCGGCCGCCAGCCTCTTCGCGGCCAGGGACACCGGCATTGAGGTCTGCTGGGCCGAGATCGAGTTCGCCTCGAGGCGATGTTCGACAACCTGCGTGCCGCCAATCTCGATGAACAGGTTACGGAGACCGGTCGCGTTCGCGGCGAACCGGGCGAAAGCTGAGATTGAGTAGACACCGCCGTGGCTGGCGGGGATCGTGACGGTGTCGCTGGTTACGGCGATGAAGCCGTGCGTGTCGACGGTCTCCACGGTCCACGAGATGTAGGTGATCGTGGCGGTCGCGATCGACTGCGTAGTGGCCCGGGTGAGATCGGCGTGCCGCTCGTCGATGAGATCGGCGTACTTCGTCTCGATCGAGGCGGCCAGGTTCTGAAAATGCGTCCAGAGCTGCGTGTTGTCCGAGCTGGCCGGGTACACGAACCCGTTGGCGGTCGTGGGCATGTCGCTTCTCCTAACGGGTCCAGTCGATTGTCATCGTGAAGGCCGGTGACCAGGCGCTCCGGCCGGCGAACTTCATGTAGGGCGAGCCGCCGGCCACGAAGAACGCAAGCCCGCCGGAGGTGCCGTCGACCATGGCCTGAACCCACGACGTCGGAACGGCGAACGCGTAGTTGGTCGCACCTACGGCCAGGCGCGGGCCGGTCGTGCTGCTCGTCAGCGTCGGCGCGCCGCCCGGCCGACTCGCGTTCGTCATCAGGCGCATGGTCGAGGTCTGGGCAGCGAAGACGCCGGCCTGCACGCGGCGCACCGCGATCTTGGCGCTGGTCACGGTGGCACCGGCCAGCGAGCGCGGCTTGAAGCCGTAGAATGCGCAGCCGGTGTTGTTGCCGTAGCCGCCGTACTCGCCGTGGAAGACGGCGTCCTCGTCGGTGCGCCAGTCCGGGCCTGGGCCGGTCGGTCGGTACGAGCGGGTCTCGCTCGGCGCGACGACCAGCCGGCCGGACACCGTGCCCGGCTTGGGTGGCGGCGCCGGCTCGACTACCTCCGGCGGCGTGGTGGCCGCCGGGAACAGCCGGCTGGAGGCGAACCATTGCGAACCGACCCGGTGAACCAGCAGCACGTCGCCGGCGGCCACGGTGAGGTCCCGCGCGACCTGCACGGTGACGGTGGTGTCGTTGACGGTGGCCGTGACCGTGCTACCACTCTTCGCCGCGGTCGCGGTCGCCAGCAGCGCGCTCACGTCAGCGACCTCACCCTCAGCGTCTGCGCCCCGCCGTCCGCCCGGTACGGCAACGTTAGGGACTCGATCGAGCAGTCCAGGTCAGTCCAGTCGTCGGTGGTGACGGTGACGACGTCGCCGGCCTGGAGCCGGCCGTCGGGCACGCACTCGATCTCGAAGGTGCGAGCCGCGGACTGGCGCTGCAACCTGGCCATGATCGTGACCGAGGCGGCCTTGCACTGCGCGACCGTGGTCAGTAGCGGGGACTCGAAAAAGTAGGGCACGGGCAGCGGGTTGAACGGCCCGCCGTAGCCCTTCGGCCCGTCCGAGGTAGCGAAGGTAACCGACTGGATCTGCGTGCCGTCGGCCATCGTGCCCCGGGCGACGACGGCGTTGTACCCGCTCTCACGCGTCGAGTGCCCGGTAGCCTGCACGATCGTGCCGCCGACGCCGTTGGTCAGCGAACGCACCGGCGCGCTCGAGCCGGCCGGCGCGGTCACCGACAGGTACCCGTCCTCGGTCGTGCGGATGTCGGCCGGCCAGGCGTCGAGCAGCTCATACACGGCGCCGAGCCGGTCCTCGTCGTAGTTGATACCGCCGGGTACGGCGCGGTCGAGCAGCGCAGCGTCGATGTTGACGGTCAGCGCCGGCTCGATCAGGCCACGCAGCGTGGAGGCCAGCGTGCTGGAGGGCTGGTAGGGCGAGACGAGCCTGGCCTCATCGATCAGCGTCAGCATGCCCACGGCGGAGATGCTCACGTCGTCGCCGGACACCTCGGACTCCTGGATGACGAACCAGCCCCGCTGGAAGTACTCGACCTGCGAGCCGGCCAGGCCCACACCGAGTTGCACGCGCAACAGCTGGCCGTTGGCCGCCAGCGGCGAGTCGTCGGCCACCGGCGACCAGGACACGCCGCGGTCGCGGCGAGGCACGGTGAGCGTCACACGCTCCGGCACCTGCAGGGACCGGTCGCTCTCCTCGCTCGCGGCGGAGGTCGGCACGTCATCGGCCAGCAGCTCCCCGCCACGCCACGACTCCACCGCGAGGAACGTGCTGTACGAGCGGGTCTCGATCAGCTCGGCGGCGGCGGCCGACACCCCGATCATGCGCTCTCCTCCTCTCAGAATTCAGACTGGGCGATGTCCAGCAGTGTGGCGAAGTCGGCGGCGATGTCGGCCAGGGTGATCGGCGTGGTGAGGAACGACTCGTCGATGTTCAGGAAGTCGATGGCGGCCGGTGTCGTGCCGAGCCGGACCCGGAGCACCGCCTTCGCCGCGGTGGCCGGAGCCACGAAGGCGTTCTGCAGGAACGTCCAGACGGCGACGGCCAGGTCGGTGGCGGCCGGCATGCTCGTCGAGATGAACCCGTCCGCCACGGTGTACCAGTCGATGGCCATGCGGACATCGGCCCAGCCCGTGGGCGAGCGTACCCACGACTGGGCGGTGTAGGTATGGCCGACCAGAATGCCCAACTTCTTCGGCGTATCGGCCGAGACCACGGCCACGGCACCCGGCGGGGTGAGCAGGCCGGAGGCGGCGCCCTCATGGAACTGCGCCGTCGAACGCACGAACGTCCCCGAGCTGGCCGCCCAGTCCGAGGCGTCCGTCTCGAACCACGGGTTGCCGTTCAGCACGTTCGTGCCGGTGTAGGCGTTGGCCAGGTCGAGCAACGTGTAGCCAACGGCGCCCAGGGCGGGCGCCCACCCCTCCGTCTCCACAACGGTCAGCGTCCACGTGCGGCGCTCGTCACTGCCGTCCTGGCTGAACCGGTTCTCTGTCGCGCCGAGAACCGCGAGGTAGGCGTCGATGCCTTCGTAGCCGCCGGGCTGGCGGATCTGCACGACACCCTCGGTGGCGCCCTCGAGCAGGGCGAGCAGGTTGACCGAAGATGAGAACGCCTCCAGGAAAAGCTCCAGCGTGCTGCTCGGTTTGCCGAGCTCGCCGCTGATCACCACATTGCGACCGCCCACGCGGAACACCGAGGACTGGCGCTCGTGCTCGCGCCCGGGCCAGTTGAGGATGATCACCTCGGCGGAGAGCCCGCCCACCGCGTCGGACAGCGCGACCTTGCCGCCGGGCAGGGTGTAGCTCGTAGGCCCCACGGTGTAGACGTTGGCGCCGTTGACCAGCGCCTTGTATGTGACGGGTGTACCGAACGGCAGCTCGCCGTCGACGACCAGGAAGCTGGTGTCCGCAACCGACGCGTCGTACCCGCCGCGCAGCGCCGTGTCGGTGCCGGCGACGGTGCGATAGACCTGGATCTCATCAGTCACGGTCAGGCCCGTGACCGAGACCAGCACCCGCGGCGGGTACGTCGGCTGCTCGTTAGCGGTGATGGCGACGGCCACGGCTCACCGCTTCCCGACTCGGTTGCGCCAGTCCTGGCGGCGCTGGTCGGCGTCGACGACCTTGGCGACCATCTTCCGGAACGGCTTGCCGTCCAGGTTGACGTCGACGGTGACGTTGTTGTCGACCTGGACCGCCCCGCCGGTCCGGCCACCACCGCTGCCGGCGGCGAACGCGGTGCCCCCAGCGAACGCCGCGGCGGTAGCAGCTGGCTGCCAGCTGGACAGCGCCGAGGCGCCGACTCTGCTCAGACCGGCGTTGATCTGGCCGGCGGCTCGGCGTGCGGCGTCGATCGCGCCAGCCAGGCCAGCTACCTTGACATTGATCGTGACGGTCTTGCTGCTCGGGACCGCGTTGATCGCGGCGCCGAGACCCTTGATCTTCTCCCGCGCCCCGTCGACCGCGCGGCCGATGTCCCGCATCGCCTTCTGGTGCGGGCCGGGAACCTTCGCCGCGATACTGGCCAAGGTCCCGATCGCGCCGAGGACGGTCGCGACCGCCGCGAGGATGATGCTCGCCCCCAAGCGGAAGCTGTTGTACAGGAGTGCGACCGCGGTGACGGTGCCGGCGATGGTGTGAGCGACGATAGTGAACGCCCCGCTGATAGCAGGGCCGACGAGTTTGACAAGGGCGCCAAGCTGCGTCAGCTCTTCCCGGTTCTGCTCAACCGCATCATTGATGACGGCCAAGCCTTTCTTGACGTCCTCCAGATTGCTGCTCAACACCGACAGCGCGCCGATGACGATGGCAATGGGGTTACCCGACATCGCACCGATCGCGATAGCCACGAGGCCTAGAGCTGTGGCGAAGGCGCGGACCTTGCCCTCGTTCTCGCCGAGCCACTTGCCGAGATCGCGAATAGCTTGGAACTTGTCCTTGAGGATCGTGAAGTAGCCGCTTAGGTCGCTAAGGGCCTTATTGATGTCCTCCATGGATGTCGAGTTAGCCCATGCTGTGAACTTGTCCAGAATGCGGCCGATCAGATCGCCCAGACCGGAGATGGCCTTGTCGTCGGCTCGCAGCGCTAGGCGCCCCAGCGCGATGGCCGCCGCCTCCACCTTGGGCGCGAGCCTCTCCATCGCGCCGGCCGTGCCCGCGCTGATCGACTGGATGAGCTTCTGACCCTCGGTGGTGTTGATCCACCTCAGGACGCCAGTCGTGACCTTGTTCACGGAGCCGGCGATGCGTTCCATGCCCTTGTCGATGATCGGCAGGTTGACCTTGGCGAACTGCTTCGTGAGCGGCTGTACGCCCTTGGCTGCGAGGTCTTGTAGGCGCTTCGTGAACTTGGAGGCATTGCCCTCGGCGTCGACGAAGTGCCGGCTGATCGGCTGGAACGCCTTGTTGAACGCAGACCCTTCGCGCGTGATCAGCTTGAGAGTGCCCGCGACGAGGCCGAGCGCCCCGGCCAGGGCGGGCAGTGTCGCGGCGGCCGGGAGCGCGGCGGCGAGGCCCTTGCCGAACGCGACAGCGGCCTTGCCCGCGGCCAGTAGGACGACGGTCGCGGGGCCGATCGTGGAGGCGAACGCGGCCACGGCGGAGGTGGCCCGGCCAACTGTGCGAGCCACGAGCTTGGTGGCGTCGCGGATCTTGTCCATCGCCTTGTCGAAACCGCCGCTGTCGTGCTGGGCGGCCTTGACTCGACGAGAGAGGTGCTCGTAGTTGCGGGCAGCCGACCGGACCGCCGCGCCGGTCTTGTCGCGACCGATGATGTCGGTCTCGACGTCGCGCTTGACCATTGCTCACCCCCTCGCGATCGTCTCGACGGCGTCCTCGACGGCCCGGATGCAGGCGTCGCGCCACTGGTCGACCTCGGTGGTCGGCTCGGTGAAATAGTCCGGCGTCACCGACTGCGTGTGCCACGAGCCGGGTGTGCGGCGCCCCCACGACGGGTGCCGGACCGTGCCGGCGTCGAGACGGTTGAGGTCTGACTTGCCCTTCGCGGACTTGCGGGAGCCCTTCAGCTTCACCCCCGCCGACCGGCCCGCCAGCTTCACCACGGCGGATACGCGGGTGCGGGCCACCCACTGGTTCAACCCGCCGCGCTTCGGCAGCGTGGCCAGCGCCCGGGCCTTCACCGCGCTGCGCACGGCCGGCAGCGGCTCCCTGATCCGCTTACGCAGCGCCTTGACCACTTCGCGCCGATTGTCGAACTTGCGGAGATCCCGCACGAGATCGTCGAGGCTGCCGGCCATGTCACCTCCCTCGCTTCGCTGCCCTACGCTCCTCGTCGAGGATGTCCGCCAGGGTTGCGATGTCCCGGTCCGTCCAGTCCTGCGCCGCGCCGATCAGGTTGATGCCCGCCGCTTTGCCGAGCGCGATGAGGGTGAAGCGGGCGCTGCCGGCTGGCCAGGGTCCAAGCCCTCGTCATCGGCGGCGGCCTCCTCCTCCTCATCCGGCGGCATCGCGTCCTCCAGCTGCTCGTCGAACTTCTCCCACGGCAGCGCCGTGAGGCCCTGCCGCGTCGCCGCGGTCCAGGCCATGTACCGCATCGACGTGACCGGCATCCGCTCGAAAGCGTCCGGGCTGTTCGTGTGCGCTTCGAGCTTCGCGATGTCGCGGGTCGTGGTCACCACGGAGAACCGGGTGCCGTCGGTCAGCTCGCAATCTAGCTGGATACGGAGTGCGGACATGGGGTGCCATGCCTCTCTGGTCGACTAGGCGGACTGCGTGAATACCGGCTGGCCGTTGACGGGGAACTCCCCCTCAAAGGTTCGGAAATTGCCCTGCTCGCCGCCGAATTCGACAGGCATCGCGATCATGCTGAACGTCGCGACGTCCTGGCCGGCACCCGCCTTGGGCTGCACGATCACGGTCACCGAGAGGCCGGCTGCCGCGTTCAGCGCTGCCGCCAGCCCTCCGGCGCCCATGTCCTGAATGCCGGACAGCTCCAGTGTCCAGACGGCTGTGTCGACGTCCTGTACGACGCCATCCGGAACAAGGGTCCGCAGAGTCTGGACCGGAGTGTCGGGCACGAGTCGGATCTTCGTGACCTGGTTGTTGTAGGTGACGGCGTCGATAGTGATGACGGCGTTCCGGATGACGTGCGCGCGTGCGTAAGCCACCATCGCTATTCACTCCTCATGGTGATCAGCAGCCCGAAGATGGGCTGGTCTTCAGAGCCGCCGAGGTTCACCGGCTCCATGCGGTCGACGTAGCCGACCTCCTCGAGCGCGTCGACCAGAGCATCGGTGTGCGCGTCGATCCAGGCGGAGGCGCCCGTCTCGCTGACCGGGAGCATCAGGTACACCTTCCAGGTGATCCCGAACGACCGCGCGTCGGCCCGGTCCATCGCGCCGAGCAGCGGCCAGGCGGCGCCGGAACGCGGCGTGGCCGGGCGGTAGGCGTACCCGGTCACGCCGGCCACGGTGTTCAGCGCGGCCTTGATCGCGGCACGGTCCCCGACGAGGGTCATCCGACCGTCCTCCTGCGCCAGGGCCCTTCGAGGCGGCGCACGACTGGATCGTTTGTGGGCAGGATCGACGGGCCCGTGCCGGCGTCGCCCTGCGGCAGCGCCAGCGGCAGGCCCTGCATCGTGAGGTTCACCTGGCAGCGGCGCAGCAGCGCATTGCGCAGCGCGTGGTTGTACGAGGCGGGTATCTTGCAGCGGTCGCGCTGCGCCTGCGCCTCCGCGTCGAGCGCGTCCTGGATCTGATCGGTGGTCCAGCTGTCGGCGGAGTCAGCCAGATACTTGATCACGTCGGCCAGCTTCGGCATGTCGGCCCCTTCGGTCAGCCCGGCGACGAACGCCGTGAACGCCCGGGCGCCGTAGCCGGCGGCGGCGGCGGCGGCCACCCACCGCCCGGCGGCGGCGACGGTGACCACCGTGCGGTACAGACCAGTCTGGACGGTCTCCACCGTTGGCGTGGTGTCGGCGCCGGCCGGGTCGGTGACCGTGACCACCGGCACGGCGGCCACCGGCTCGCCGTCCGCGTCGACGACGCACACGCCGATGTCCCACACGTCGCCGAGCGGCAACGTCTGGGACGTGGCGGTCGTCGCCTTCACGGTCATCGCTTAGGCGCTCGCGCCGATGATCACGATCTCGTAGTCGACGGTGCCCGCACCCGAGTTCGCGACCTTCAGGAAGTCGGTCGCGCCCGCGCCCACGGCGTAGCCGGTCGCGTCCGCCTTGCCCGCGAACGCCGCGAAGAGCGCGCCCGGGCGCAGCGTCACCGTGCCGGTAGCACCGAGCAGCGCCGCCCACGCCGTGGCCGCCGCGGCGCCCACCACGACATTGTTCGCATTCGCGTCGGCCGCCTTCACGAGCAGCGCTTTCACCCGGGCGAGGACGAACGTGCCGCCGAGCGCGTCGAGCAGCGCGCCGGCCAGGTCAAGATCTTCGGTGGCCGACGCAGCCAGCGTGCGCTTGTCATGCCAGATCCGGTCCGCCTGCCCGGCGCCCGTACCGCTGGCGAGGTTGATCGTCTTCACGTAGTCGAGCTGACTGCTAGGGAAGTTGAGGTCCAGCGTGCCAGTCAGGGCCGCGTTGATACTGACGTTCAGGTCTGTCTTCAGTCCCATGACTCCACCGCCGGTTGAGGTGTCTGACGATCGGGGTAGGCGGCCATCAGTCGAACGGCGCCAGGTGCACGGCCGCGACCGTCACGCCAACGACAGCCGAGTACGTGACGGGCTTCAGATCGCCGATCCGGCCCCGGATCGGAATGACCGCAACCCCCGTCGTCGCGGGCACGACATAGCCGACGCCGTCGACCGTGACGGTCTTAGACGTGGCGTCAGTGTTACGCGCGATCAGGAAGGTCGGCAGTTCCCATGCCGCGACACGCGCCCCCGCCGGGACCGCGTCCCCGCCGGCATTCGCCGCGCCGAAGATGACGCTCGCGAGACCAGCGTTGGCCTCTTGAAGAGCCAGGGTAGCCATTCTTTACTCCTCTACGATCCACCCACGGCCATCGCCGTAGTCCGCATGGCCACCTGCCCGATGAACTGGGGCAGTACGGGCGGTCATCTCATATCCGGTGCCAAGACCAGGAGTCTCCACGATCCTGATCTCTACCGGCTCCGACCATTCGCCCAGCTGCCGGAGAAGCTTGGAACTGACAAGAACGGTCACGGCCGGCATTTCCGGCCCGTCCTCGACCGAGATGCCACTCGTGAGCGGATCCGTCAGCGCGATGGCTGGCTCCGACTCCGGCTCCGGCTCCGGCTCCGGCTCCGACAGGGCAGCGTCGATCTCAGTCTGGAGCCTGGCGGCACCCCATCGGCGGTCGACCGTGACGCCGAGGGACTCCGCCTCGGCGCGCAGGTTCTCCAGCTCACCCTCGTCCATGGCGGCTCACACAACCCCGTCACTCGCGCGGATCGCGGACAGACCAACCGGGCGAAGCAGATGCGTCGCGAAGTAGCCGAACAGCGCCAGGTCGATCACCGCCGGGCCGGACCGTTCCTCGTACCGGAACGTCAGGATCGGCGACTCCCACGCCCACGCATCCATGCTGTTCAGCGTGAACACGTCGCCATCGCCGTCACCGACACCGGTGACAGCCCACGCCGGAACGTGCGCGAGCCCATCGACGAACCAGCCGACCTGAACCGCGTTGCCCAGCCCGGCAGTGTTCTGCGCACCCACAGACGGCAACAGCGGACGCCCGGTTGTGTCCACGGCAATCGCGAACAGAGTCGTCGCCCGCTGCGACATGAGCGCCTGGTTCGGCGCGGCGAACCGGCGGAACGGGTACAGCGCCAACTGCTCGCGGACCTTACTCAGCAGCACAGCCCCCGTCGGCGCAGCGCCAGTGAAGGCGACCTGAGCGCCCGACGGCACGAAACCGGCGGTGATGACGCCGCCCGCGCCGCTGGCGCCGTTGAGGAGCGTGTAGACCTTGGCCTCGGTCTGCCGCGCGTAGGACTCCCGCATCGCGGCCAACGCGATCTGGTCGATCGCCGGGTTGGACGAGTCGACGATCTCGCGGGTCAGCTTGAGCAGGCCCGACACCGCGCCGGGAGTCACCGTCTTCGTGGTGAACGCCAGTGTCCCATCCGTCGGGTTGACGCCCTCGACGTGATCAGCGGTAGCGCCCGTGGCGGAACCGAACACCGGCACCACGAACGGTGTGGCGTTCGCGATCACGCCCCGGGACAGGGCGTTGACGAACGGCCGACCCTGCCCCAACTGCGGCACGAACAGGTCGGGCCGGTAGCCGGGCGGGATCACGCCGGCCGCGTTCGAGGTCGTGCTGGTGGTGAACTGGAGTGCCTGGTTCGTCGCGAACTGCAGCTGCGACTGCGCGATCTTCGCGACCTCTTCGGTCTGCGCGCGGAACTTGCGGATGCGGTGCATCGCGTCGTCATCGCGGGACATCTGGGCATGCCAGGCGTCCCGGACCAGCGACGGACCGCCGCCGTTCAGTGTGTAGATCGGCGCCTCGCGGGTCACCGTGAAACGCGCCGCCCGAACCGGCTGAGGCCCATCCTTCTGCGGGTCGTGGATGTTCTCCAGCGCCAGCTTGACGCCCTCGCCGATCGCCTCGCCGAGCGACGCCGCCAGGTCCTCGTTCAACTTCTTGTGCGAGTCGACCAGCTGCTCACTGAGCTTAGTGGTGAACTCCTGAAAGTCGAACTCGAACACGTCGCCTTCCTTGTCGTCCGTCTCCGTCTTCGCGCTCATGCGGCTTTTCCTCTCTGAATTCATCTCGGCTAGCGGCGACGGACTCGACCCGTGCGTCGTCGAACGCGGGCACGGCGGTAAGCGCCACACCTCGCAATGTCGCCTGGCTCACCAGGCGTACCGACCCGTTGGCCGGATCAGGCTGCCAGTCGTCGCCGAACTCCTCATGGAATTCGATCTCGACCGAGAACCCGTCGAGGACCTGATCCGCAGCGAGCCCCAGGGCGCGGTCACCGTCGGCGCCGCTGGCGACCACAAACGTCGCGTGCAGCCCGCGGGAGCCGGGTTGCAGGTGCGTAGCGCGGCCAATGAGCTGACTACGGTCATGGTCCCGATTGAGTTTGATATGAGCCGGTCTGGACCAGTGGAGCGAATCCTTGGCGAAGGACCAGCGGGCGCCGCCGGAGCGGGCCGCCTGGTTCCACGGCACGACAAGCCCCACGATGGTGCGCTGGGATACGTCGACCTGAAAGGTCTGCATGACCTCGTCGGTGCCGAAAGTGACCTCGGCGTGATCCGCTGGCGCCTCACCGCCCTGGACGGACGCGGAGAACACGGTGGCCGGCTCTGCGCTCATCGTTCGCTCTTCCGTACGCTCCGGGTCCGCGCTGGCCGGGACGATCGGCGCCGGCGAGGAAGGGGTAGCCGTCGTTATCGACGGCTTGTCCTCGAGCTCGCGGATCTCGTCCTGCACGTATGCGCCGACGGGTAGGCCGATGGCGTAGGTCTCCATGCGGGTCTTCGTGTCCGCGCGCAGGAACGTCGAGAACTTGACCTTGGCCTTGTAGCCGCGTGGCAGTACGTCCCGCATCGAGAGCCTGTCCTGCATCGCGGACACGAAAGCGCCCAGCGTGAAGTCCGTCAGGTCCTGCCGCCGCTGTTCGCTGTTCTGATACGTCCGGGACGTCGTGGACACGCCGAGGTCCTCCGGGTCAATACCGGCGGCCCGCGCGATCTCCAGCACCGCATGCTGACGCTGATCGGCCAGCTGCAACTGCTCCGGGTTCCACGACAACGCTTTAGCCGTCAACGCTGCCGGCACATAACCCCACGCGCGCTTGCGCCGGGCGACTTCCCACTTGTCGAGCAGCTCCTCGATATCGTCATCGTCGGCTGGGTCGGCGCCGTCGGTCGGCGAGAAATACCCCAAAGGCAGCGGTTCGTCCGCGTACAAAGCGGCGGCCCGATCCAGCTTCAGGCACGTGCGAATCGCCCGGGCACCGTGCACCAACAATGGCGGGTTTGGCGAGTCGAACCGGATCACTTCACGGTCGTCGACCTTCATGCCGTCGATGAACACGTCACCGTCGACCGGGAAAGGCTGATCCGGCGAGATCAGCATCTGCGAGGGCATCAATGCCTTGGTGGGCACGACATGCACAGCCTCTACCGGGACGTGCCGCCCCTCAACCGGGAATCCTTTCCAGTTGAATCCGGTAACCCGCCACCAGGCAATTCCCTCGAAAAGCAAATCCTCGTATGTCTGCGCAAGAACAACAGAATTCGGCACATCCGGGTCAATGTTTCCGCCTAACATCCAACCCGAATCCTCGCGCCTGTCCGGGCGATGCACCGCATGCGGCAACGATCCCAGCGTGCCCGCGATCAGGTTCCGGGAACGTAGTACGGCCGGAACCTGAAGAGCCTCCGCCCGGGTGATTCTCGGGGCAACCGCGCCGCCCCCGGTCATCGCCTCGAGCATCTCCGGAGGGATATCGATGGAGAACTGCGCATCAGGGCGAGGTGCGGCCAGCATCAGATCCGGCGACCTGGCCAGACCGAACATGCGCAGAAGCCCCATGGCCTGCATGGTAACGCCTGACGTCCGATTATCCGATCATCCCATGATTGGATCCTCTGGCGCGTTCGACGCGGTGATGAACCGCGGCTTCCCGATCGGCGTCGGCAGCGTCCGCGCCAGATGCACCGCACCGGCCGCCGCGTACGCAGCGTCCACGTGACCTCCGCCCTTACGGCTGAACCGCCATGCGTCGCCCTGCATCAGCGGCTCAGCGGCGAGGACGTGATCGTTCAGCAGCGGATCGTCGGAGTGCGCGACCTGCTCGGACTTGACCATCTCGGCGAAGCCCATACACACCGCGGAGACCTCGCCCCGGATCTCCTCCACCTTGACACCGGGCGGCGGCCAGCCGGCGCGCCCCTTCCGCTCCGCCAGGTCAGCCGCCAGCGCCGCCGCGGGACCAGCCGGTAGCCAACCCAGCACCTGCGGCCGGACGCTCTTCATGAGCCGAGGTAGATCGCGGCGCAGCCCGTCCGTGCTGTCCCACGAACCGATCACCTCGATCCGCACCCGCCCGTCGACCATCACAGCGGCGGCGGCGAGCGTTGCGTGGAGCCCATCCGGTGCGATGTCGAGGCACAGCGCCACCCGGCTGCGGGCGTCGGCCAAGTCACCGACGTCGAGGCAGTCCCGCCACTTCTCCGGCTCGACCGCCGGATTATTCAGCTTCACGTGCATGCACATGTTCTCGGTCTTGAACCCGGCGAGCTTCTCCCCGCCCTTCTTCATCGCCGTCATCGCATCGCCCAGCAGCGATTCGGCGTCGATCCGGCGCCCCAGGTTCGGATTGGCCTGCGCCAACGCGTCCACATCCAACGGGGAGGACCCGTCAGGGGCGCTGTACTCGATCAGGCCGAGGCGCGGGTCACCCTCCCCCGTCTCGATGAAGGCGAGCGCGTCCTCACGCATGTCGTTCAGCACCACGGACCGGTCTGAGCCGGCGTTGGAGATCGCGTAGATCTGCGCATGACGGATCGCGTTGGTCGCCGGCACGCAGGCGTCATGCGCGGTGTAGTCGTGATGCTGGCGCAGCTCATCCATGACCAGGCGGTCGATCGTCAGCGACCGGCCGCCCTCCTCATTGCTGGCCGCGATCTTGTACCGGGATCCCTCGTCTAGCTCGTACTCGTCCGCGTCCGCGCGCCACAGCACCTGCTCGCCGTTGGCCTTGCGGATGCCGCCCTTGGCGGGGACCTCCGCGCGGAGCCGCTTGATCTTGCGCGCGAGCCGGCACGCCTTGCGCCAGGACTCGGCGGCGTAGTCGAGCTTCGTCGACGTGCCGAGGACCGTGGCGACCTTCTCGACGAACAGCCAATACAGGGTGAGCACCACGAGCAGCTCGGTCTTGCCGTTCTGCCGCGCGACCAAGATCAGGATCTTGCGGAACCGCGGCCGGCCGTCGGGCAGCAGTTCGCCAGCGTGGATGACGACCCATTCCTGCCACGGGTCCAGCGGCCGGCGCAGGATGTTGCGCGCGAACTCGATGACGTCGAAGCCGTAGCTGGTCCCGGGTGTCAGCGCGCACCCGCACCCACACGGGCCCGGCGGTCCCGTGATGAGCGGCGGCGTGAAGATTCGCGGCACCGTGCACCCGAGGACCGGCGCCGCGGCGGCCTCGGTGACGGTCACGACGCAGGCCTGCCCGCCCGCCGCTCCTGGGCCCGCCGGCGCAGCTCCTCCAGCGAATCCGGCGGCGCTGGAGTCTCACCCGAGGCCGGCTGCTCACCGCCAGTCGGCGGCGCTGGCGGGCGCCTGGCCGCGGTCTTCGTCAGCTCCACGACCAGGCCCCGCAGCGCTGACGCCTGCTGCCGCGCCTCGGCCAGCACGCCGTCGACGACCACGCGTACCTCGGCGCCGTTCGCGCTGAACGTCAGCCAGGCTTCGTCCTCGCGGCTGCGGAGCACCTGGTCGAGACGGTCGAGGCGGTCCGTGATCCGGCATGCCTCTTCCAGCAGCACCTTCTGCGCCGGGCCGAGCTCACCGGCCGCGGTCATCTCGCGCCACAGCCGGCGGCCGCGGCTGCCGAGCGCGTCGGCGGAGGACAGCGTCGGCGACAACGGGGCGCCCGCGCTCTCGCACCGACCCGGATCGCACAGAGAGTGATCGCCCGCCGTGTGCTTCCGGGAGCGTTGCTTCCGTTCGGCCGAGGTCAGAGCCACGGCCGACCGTCACTAACCGTGAGTGACCGGACCATGCCAGCCTCACTCTCCGTCGATACTCTCCGTCACACTCGACCGCGACCATGATAGACTTAGGCTCGGTACTACCCCTCTGACCTGCATAAACGCGCGCACCTCGGACGTGACTCCCCCGTCCTACGCGCCCCGCCGTTCGGGGAGAGAGAGGACAG